ACAACGCGGAGCGAGATGCCGTTGTGAACCTGGCGCGAAGCCATGTCGACGCCCTGCGGCATGAGCAAGTCAGCCGTGGCGAACGCAATAGCGTCACGATGGTAAATGAGGTTCTGCGGATACTGGGTCGAGGCAGCGCCGACGAAGGTGACAGCCTTACCGGACTGCGGCAGAGCGTCAACCGTCGCGAGCGCCTGGCCAGCCGAATACATGGCTGGGACCGTGACCGAAGCGGTCGTCGAAGCCGTAACGTCCGCCAGAGCGACAAACTGATACAGCGAACCAGTCGATTCACGGGTCTGCGGATTGACGGCGTAACAGTCAGCGATGGTGAACACGTCGCCAGCCTTGATGGTCGTCGAGCCAAGGCCCGTCAGGACCACAGTCGTCGAACCTTCAGCCGTAACCGAAGCGTTGACCGTCACAGTGCCGGCGCGCGAACCGGTCGTGAACTGCTTGATCGACTGCGACATATTCAGCTCGTCATAGCCGAGAATGCCTTCACCGAACATGCCGTTCTTGAACTGTTTGCTGATGGCCGAAACCGGGTTGAACAGGCCCTTCATGCCTTCGATCAGCGCGGCATTAGCAGCCGGATTGACCGTCGCATAGCGCGGCGACATGACAGCGGCGTTCTCGTTGAGCTTCTGCTGCGCCTGCAACAGAACCAGCGAGGTGGCCGGGGTCGTGCCGGGCGTGCCGACCGAGTTGCCGATATACTTGAAGCTGTTCGCAACGTCGGCGTCGATAGAGGCCGCAAGCTGCGAAATACGAGGCTTCAGCACGCGCTCAGCGAAATCGTCGAGCTGCATGGTCAGTTCGGCAGTCGTGAAGTTCACGCCGATATGCTTCTGGCTGGAGACGGCGAGCGTGGTGTACTGCTCGTTGTCATCCTGAACCTGGAGCGCAGCGCCGTCCGTGACCAAAGCGCGGTCGGGCAGACGGATGCGGAGGGTCGAGCCGATCTTCGCGCCTTCAACGGCAAACGAGTCGTCATCATCGTGTTCAAAGCAGATCGCTAGTTCTGCTTCCGCTTACGCGGCTGCCGCTTTCACGGCAGATCAGACTATATCTTTAGATATGACGCCAAATACGCCCGCTACGGATCATAGACACCAGTGAAGGCGTCACCCCGTATTGAGCCGCTATCTCGCGGTTCGTGCCCTGAAAAGCGCGGATTGCTCGCACTTGGTCTTCCGTGAGTTTTGCGTGTGCATTTCGAGTTCCAGAGGCCTGTCGATTCTTGTCCACCATGTCTTGCATGTTGGCGTCGAAATCTCCGGCGAACAGATGCTCGGGGTTCACACATTTACGGTTGTCGCATGAATGAAGAATGTAAGCCTTACCCGGGTCGCCGTAAGCCAATTCAAAAGCTACACGGTGAGCGTAGGCAGTCTTGCCGTCTTTGTGGAATTGACCGTAGCCGTTAGGCATCAGGCATCCCGTCCATTCATGGCAACCGCTCTCACGTATTTCCACCTTTGCGAAAAATCGCGTTCTCAAGTCACGCTTCATATCTACCCCGCATTTCGGGCCGCTTGGCCCTACGAGCTTTCGCTCTAGTCGTTGGACCTTCATCATATCACAGTAAGTGATAAGATGCTTGGCTGCTGATTGCCCAATCCACAGGCTTTTTAGACCGTCGCGCTTGTCATTTCTAACTACGCTGTGGTGCATGTGGCTCTAAGGGGTTTCCAGCAATTAACGGGGTTTAACGTCAGCTAGACTTACGTTTACTGACGGTTGACGGTGCGGGTCAGGACAAGATTATTCTCAAGGATTTCAAGAGCCTTGCGAGTAATCATGTCAATAGTAAGAAGCGAATTAGACATCCTTTATCTCCGATTCTGCGCTTCCCACTTCTTGATCTGCCTTAGCCGTTCCGCTTCGATCCAGTCCGAAGTTGACATCGACTTAAGTGACCGGGGGTCAGTTGTGTCGTATCTTGGACCTGAGTTTGATCGGGTAGCCGTGACAGGAGCAAGAGGGGCGGGCGCGGTTGAGGTTTTCTTAACCGGCGGGTTAGAAGTCAGGTTGACCTCTATCTTCCCGATCTCTTTTGCCTGCAAGACGGGCGACAGACGGGATATGCGAGCCGCTTCCTTCGGATTGGACCCTAGCCAATAAATGACTTCAGGCCCAATATCGGAAGACTGAATCGCCTGAGCCATAATGTCCGTGACGGGGAGATTGGGGTTATACGCGACCTGTTCAAAATCCTCGTATCGGTCCCTAGCTTCCTCTTCGCGGTCCTTATAGCTGTCAAGAATAGCCGCCTGTTGGGCTTCGGCTTCCCGACGCGCTAGAAGTTCCTGAGCCTTCTGTTCAGCCAATGCTTCCGCATAGTGCTGAGCTGACTCAAAATCATCCGGCGCGGGAGGAGGCGCTACAGGCTGTCTAGCCTGTTGCTCCGCAAGCCGTTGGGCCTGCTCTCTTTCCCATTTGCGCTGTTCTCTTGCAAGGCGCTTGCTTACAATCGCGTCTAACTCTTCCTGAGAGAACGATTTTGTAGGCTGCTGTTCCTCCGGCGTCGTATCAACAGATTCCGGTGCTGCCGTAGCTTCCGGTTCCGGCGCGGGGCTGATTTCCGCTACAGCCTGGTCTTTATCGCTCACGCGATTCTCCTTTTACCTAGCTATCCGGCTAGTCGATTGTTCATAGATATTTGTTTAATATCTATTTGTCAACTTTTAAGCCCAAGGCAATGGCGGATTGCTAATTGGAGGACGTATTTGGTCAGCAATCTGCTGGTCTAACAAACCATCGTAAGTAGCGAGCTGCTCATTTCCGATAGCAGCCGCTAACCAGCCAATTACTTGAGCATCGGTAAGGTTTTCATACGGCGTGAAAGGCGCGGAAGAATCATATTCAATTGCTTGCGAGCCATACACATCGCCATGATGGCCTTTGCCATCCGTCGCTTGCCGTCGCCAATGAATGTTAAAAACAACATTCGCGCGGCTATCTATTTGCGGGTATGTCTCTAGCTGAGAAATAACCCATGAATATGTGTTCGCCATCGTGTAGCCCTTACCAAGTCGCTATAGCAGCGCGTTTCCATGTATTTGCGGCGACACAAACATAGACATAGCTAGAGTCCCAACAAATATCGCCGGCGTTACCCGCAGCCGTTGCAGATGCCGGTGTTTTGGTGGTGCGCAAACGAATGGTGTCGCTATTTATGTCAACTTTAGCCGTGGGCGTCGTCGTGCCAAACCCAATAAGCCCGTTTGACTTTACATAAAACGCTTCAACATCCGACGTAGTGCCGTTTCTGATGCGGTAAGCGAAATCAATTGCCGATCCCGTATGAATTAGGTCTAGCCGAAGGCCCCAAGTCGTCGCGCCAGCGTTCCATGTCCACTTTTGCATAGCATCCGTGGTGCCGGATGCTGTTGCGCGGCCGACATCAATCGCTGCGGTGGGAGCCGACGTAGAAATACCAAAATTCCCGGTCGATGCTTGTATTCGGGCTCGTTCAGCGGTGTTAGCAGCAAAAATAATGTCGTGGTTAGAATATGTGCCTATAGTGCCAACGCTGTTAGTGCCGTTAGACAGGACGCGCGTATCAACTGCATTAGTAGTCGATAAAGCTCGGACTTGCGGAACCGCGATACCGCCGGCGTCCAAGGATATTCCTAGCCCCGCTGTTGCGCCGACGCCCAACGCGCCAGAGAGATAGCCATTCCCGCTTTTATCAATGGAAAAAGCGCAGCTCGTGGCGCCCGAAACGCTGAAGTCGAGCAGTTTGGAGCTTGCGCCGGAAGCCGTATTGGTGACGACCATCTTGATGCCGGCAAACGTCGTGCCGGCGGCGTTCCAAGTGTCGGTTAAATTGTAAATGTAAGACATTACGTCCTCGTCTCGATCTCTGCGCCGAAGCGATCCAACACAGGCACGTCAAAGCGGTCGAAGATCGCTTGCGACGGGATAGGCCCCGAACCGCCTTGCGCTGTGTCTGGCATGTGCGGCCCAAAGCCAGCCTCGCTTGCAGTCGGATAAATCTGCAATTGAGGACGCAGCCGCATCTCGTCGCCGTTTATGGACCGCTGCCGGAGGGTCATGCGTAATAACTGACGTTGAGTTTGGCGCTGGCGGTTTCTTCGATAAATTTAATTTTATTGAAGTCGCCGTCATAGCTCAGGGACGCCCCGACAAAAATAGGCATACCAACGCTTGCCGTAGGATCAATGCCATCATCGCGCCATCGCACATTCTGCGATTCCGGCACAATAAGCGCCAAAGTCGCCCCCTGCGGAGGCGTCAGCTGGGCGGCAGAGCTAAGAGAGGTAATCTGTTGATACCCCAGGCAAACGGTTGTCGATTTGAGGCCCATGATTTCCTCTTAGGCTAGGAACTTTAACTTATACAGTGTTGAAAGATATAAGCCAACTATCTCGTCAATAGTGTTCTGAATGGCCGTATCTTCCTTATCGCACACTTTATAGCGCATGTTTTCGATTTCCTTGAGTGAATCCTCAAGAAATTCAACCACATTGTTGGTTTTTTTAGCCGAATGGAGCGTAATAGGCCCGATCAGACCATGCCGCCCCTGATACATTTCAGCCAAATCATCGGCTAAATCTATGATTTTGCCATAAAAACTGCCCAAAGCCTTATGCTTCGCATAAGACCGCGTGTTTAGGTGAACGCTGTGCGTGACATCGCGCGCCAGAAACAATTGTCCGATCAAATCAGCGCAAGTCATTGTTCAAACTCCGGTAAAGTCTGCATGGGCGGGCTATTAGGGACAATATCGCCCATATCCAGCGCCGCGGCTATGGTGCCCTGCACGATGTCCTGAATTTGTTCGGGCGTCATGTTGGTCGAAGTCGCTTGAATACGCTTGGTTTCGGCCTCGTAAGCCTTGATTTGGCTGTTTTGCTCGTCAATCGCCAGTTTTTGCATTTCATACGACTGCATAAGTTGCTGAATCTGCGCGGTTGTCTGCTCCATCTGCTGGGCCATCTGCTCCATCTGCTGGCGCATGACCTGGGCTTCCGGCGACTCGTCGGTATCCTGAAGCACCTTCGGGTCGAGCATTTTTTCGAACCGCTTGGCCATCGTCTCCGCGCCCGGCCAATCCATGTTCTTGACGAACAAGTCGCCCGCGACGGTCCACAGAGCCGGATTGGTCTGCAAAATTTGCCCCATCGTGTCCATAGCTTCCTGTTTCCGCGTCATATAGCTAGGACCGGAGGAAACCTGAACGTCATAAGTGCCGACGTTGGGGTTATAGATTTTAGCGATTTCAATGCCGTTTTCATCGCGGATGCTGCGCACCGCCTCTGGCTGCGCCGGATTGATGCGGGCCATGCCGACATCGCCGTCCACGCCGATGATGCGGGCGACGCGCTGGGTGTCGTAAATCTTCGGAATTAGGTCAACCAACTGCCGCGCGACGTATTTCACCGCCCGCGAGAGGTTGTCGACATAATGATAAGTACTCGTATCGCCTTGCCGCTCCCTAGCGAGGATCGCACGACCCGTCCGTTCGTTGGAAGTCGCCCCAATGCTACTATCGTATTGGCCGGTGGTCGATTTAATGTCGTCTGCCGCGCCGACTTTCGCCTGGATAAGGCCCGTTTGAGCCATCGGAGGCTGGGCGCGTTCAGGTAGGGGGAGGGGGTTTCCAGCGCCATCGGTAACGTCCGGGTTTACTTCAAGATACGGCCAGTTATTGGTATTGGCGGTCTTCCAGTTCGTCTCATACCCCTCGAACTGACCGCCATACCCAATAAACGGCGCTTTCGGAGCCAAAGCCAGCATTTCGGCCTCTTGGCTCACCCAGTAGTTATACATACGCTGGGCGTCCTTGGCGTTGCGCACAAGTCCGCTGATGTAAATCTGCCCGTCAACCTCGAACTCATTGCCGACAACGCGGATCATGGGGATATATTTGCCCGCCCAGTCGCGTTCTTCCAGCACCTCGTAGCCGTTGGTCTTGATCCACTTGACCTGCCGGCGGTCGCTTTCGCGGCTGCGCAACGGCTTGCCATAAGCAGCCTTCAAGCGCTTATCCTCGGGCGTGCCGTCGAACGCCGTGACGTTATCCGGGTAGAGGTTCAACGTCGCTTTGCGGTGCTCAATATAGAAATACTCGGCAATCCGCACCGTTTCCTGCGTAAGCCACTGGGAAAGGTTCTGGTCGCCAACACCCTGCGACATCATCCCCGTGACCGGGGTGGCGTCAGGATACATGCGCTCATATTCTTCGCGCGGCACGTCTTCGGTGATGAAGCACCACTCGGCGTCCTGCCCGCACGGGTCCTGAATCATCGGGTCCATATAGACCGAGAACGAGCTACGGACGCGGCCGATACGGATGTCCTGATCGAAGGAATCTTCCTTCGTATACTCCGTAAGAATACGGATATAGCCCTCGCCGTAAGTGACCTGATTGTCACAAGCGGTGTCATAGGCCACGTCGGCGTCGGACATATACTCAATATGCCGCACGATGCCGTCGAAGATTTCCGCCACGCGGGGGTCGGCCTGCTCGTCGGCCGGAATGACGCGCGCCGTGGGGCGGTTCTGCCGCTGCTCGTTGGTGACAAGCCGCACATGCTGCGGGAGCTTGTTGATCGTCAGGCATGGCCGCGCGTTGATCGTCTGGCCCTGCACCGCGCCACGGGTCGCCAGCACGTCAGCCGGCCACTGCCAAGCATTGTCGGGCGAACCGGCCATAAACCGCAGATCGTCTAGCTCGTCTTCGCGCGAGTCTGAATAAGCCGTCTGCGCCACCGTGAAGCGGTGACGCATGGTGGCCAGACGGTCATCGTCTGGATTGTCGGAGACTTTGCCCGCAGCGGTTACGTCATTTGCCACAAGACTTGCCCATCTTCTTACCGTTGCCTTTGGCGGCGGCGCTGCGCTTGGTCGAATACGCAATCGCAACTGCCTGGGCGGGCTTCTTGCCCGCCTTGATCTCGGTCGCCACGTTCTTGCGGAAGGCGTTCTTGCTGGATGACTTGACGAGGGGCATTATTTCTTCCTTGTCTTGGCGGACTGCTTGAAGGCGTCAGCAGTTGGAGCGCCCTTAGCGCCCGGCTTGCGCATCTTTTCGCCCGAGCCGGCCTTGATGCGGGCCTTCTTGGCGTGAATGTTGGCGTAGAGCCCCGGCTTACTTGCCACAGTTCCACCTCTTCATGCTGGCCTTGGCCCGGTCGGCGTTTTTTGACTTGGCGACGACCCCCGCCATACGACTGCAAAAGGACTTCTTACGCCCCTCGTCGGCTTTGGTCTTCGGGTTGGGTGCGGGGGCCTTCAGCTTGCTACCCGTCGCAGCATTATACTTCGCCCGCCCCTTGGCGGTCAGGCCAGCGCCTTGCTTCGTGGGCAGCTTTTCGCCGCGCCCTACGGAAAGCGAAACAGACTTAGCCATTAGTAACGGTAGCCTTTAGGAGTTAATGGGGTGTAGCCTTGAGGCGTAGCGGGCGCTTGCGCACGATCAAGATCAAAACCGTAAAGTTCGTCGGGCGCTTGCAACCCAAACACATCGCGTAGAGCGCCGCGCAGAACGCGAGCGCGGTATTCACTAACAACATCGTTAGGGTCTTCTTTAATCGCTTGCTGTAGCGTATATAACTCCAGCAATATATCCTGCGGGGCTGACATGTATTTTTCCATATACGGCGCGTTGCGCGTATAGGCCCGCACGGCGGCGGGGTTAGCCATTGGCGTAGTTTCGGCGTCCGGCATACCTAAATAGCCAGCTTGGGGCGAACGGCCCATAACGCCGTAATCTAGAGGGCCTAAAATCCCGGCAAGCCCTCGTCCTGCGCCCATTGCCGCGCCAACGTCTCGGTATATTTTGCCAGACCATCCTGATATTGGTTGATCATAAGGTTCGGTCGGCGGGGTGCTTGACATAGGAATTGCTTTTTTAGCCATTATGACGCCATCCAGCCAGAAGAAACAGCGCCGCCAGCATACGCTGTGCGTGGCCTATTGTCTACTCGGACCTCTCTGTGCGCTACGGGGAAAGCGAAAGTAATGGCTATCGCGTCCGCGGCGTCGGGGGATGCCAGACCCCTGCTTTTCATATCTTTCTTGCTCTCCAGAAAGATCGTTCCCTTCGAGTCCGGCTTCATCATCGGTCCCGTCAGGTCGCTCCTCAAAAACC